TACAACATACACTATAGATATATCAACTGAATTTCCAGATGACGCATTATCTGTTACAGAGGTTAAGCGAATATTGGATGAAATAGGTTTTATAACAACATATTCTATAGATGGTTCTAATATCATTACATTCACAATTCAATCTCCTAACCATGGTGGTATATTTTTCGGTAATAGGGATCCCCTAGAATATAATTACATATTTGGAAATGAGATGAGCGTTACTGTCACACAAGGAACACCTACTAAAACGTTCGAAATACATACATCATCGACAGCTAATATAAAACCGAACCCATCAAATTTCGATAATTTAAACAACTTTTCTATTGGACCGGGATTTTTATCTGGTTATAATACAGTTTTTACGTGTTCAGACACAAGAATACAAACATTAAGCGGTAATTTCAATACAGGGGATTTTCAATTTGTTGGATATACAAATACGTATGGTACTAACAACAATCTAGATTTTCTCAAAATTAACGGATCTGCATATTATAATAATAGTCTATATGTTTCAGATGAAACCCGGAATAATGTTATCCGTTTGAATGTATTTGGATTTACTCATGACGATAGTCATAGACATAATAGGTTCTTTGAAACGGAAATTATCGGTGGATCGGGTAGTGTTCGAGACAATTACTCATTTAACAGACCAAAGGTAATCGATTTTTACAACGGTAATTTATATGTTTTAGATCAAGGTAATGAATGTATCAAAGTATACGATGAAGATTTAGGTTTTGTTCGAAATATTAGAAAATCTGTTACATACACAACAAACCCTCCAGTATCAATTAAAATCTACAATGATAAATTTTATTGGTTAACAGCAACCGGATCTTTATTAATTCTAGATCTAGATTTAAATTTATTACAAACCATTACATTACAACAAAAAAGTGAAGGTGAAGAATTTTTAGACATAATTATTGCAAGCGAGAATAACAATTTTTATGTCTTAACTAAGTTAAATGTATATAAATACTTTTTAGATAGTAACGTATATATTGGTAAATTTGACTTATCTAGTACAAATGTAGGTCAAATTGATTATAAATTTTTAAATTTGATTCACACGATAGACGGTAAAGATTTAATTTACGTTTACAATAAAGTTAACGCGCGTGGATCATTTTTAGTGTTCAATGAAGATAAAAATTTCTTTAATCTACTAACAGACTATGATTTTGAAATTTATAATAAAGATGAAATACATTTAAAACCTGGAGCATTTGCATCAGATTTTGCCTATAATATATCACTTTACAAGATACTAAGCAACACATTACAACTGAGAAATTTTATCTACAGAAAAATTAACACAACATTAGGATATGACGGTCTCTTAACTTTTACTGGTGTATCATATTATAACGCGAATGATTTACCTATAACTAATTACACTCCAACGTTAAATAACTATATAGGTAATAACGAAGTATTTTCCAGAGCGGTAGTTAACAGAGGTTTAGATGAGGTATACGATTTACAAAATGAATTGATACAATTATATAAACCTAACATAACATTACCAGCTAGAAGGGCGTCTAATTTAGGTGGTAACAGTAATGCATTAATGCTAAATACATATCCAGGTAATGAATATGCATACTTTTTATTAGAAAACGATGAAGATCCTATTTTAGAGGATGTAATTTTATTAGAAAATACAACATTACCTCAAACCTTAACTTAAATAATTTAAATGTCTAAAAAAATCTCACAATTAGATCAATCACTAGGTAGTCAAATTTACGAAGATGATTTGTATACATTTGTTGATGTATCTGAAACAGACCCAGATTTAATTAACAAAGCAACGCAAGCTGATGAATTAACTTTATTTTTTAAAAACTACTCTAATTTATTTCCTATTGATTTTTCAGAAGACTACATCAACACAGATGCATTTGTAAATAACGTACAAGTTCCAATTGCGGATAAAGTTAAGAACCAGTCAGTCAACATAGCTGATATTGGATCACTAAAATTTGATGCATATGGTCGTGTATACGATTTCACAAACAACACAGAAGTTACAGCAAACACAGCAGTATTAATAGGATCAGGAACAACAGGTACGTGGTACAAAACAGCTGTAACTAGTGATTTTACAACCGCACAACCAGGAACGTTAACTGGTAATTCTATTTCTGATGGTGCTGATAATGCTGGGTATTTTACATCAACTAGCTATTATTACCCGCAACACCAATCATACACTACACCATACTATCAATACATCAACTACAATGATAGACAAGAAAATGATTACGACTGGACCTATTTATTTTCAAAAACCTATGGAAGATATAAGAAGACAAAAATTGAAATGACCATAGGAGCTACATATATGAGAGATGTAACTGTTCAAGGTATCAGTAAAATCTATCTTGAAATTGATTGGGAAAATTCAACTGCGATTGGTAGTGGTATTTTAGCATCATGGAACAACACAAATTTCACATTTTATATGAACGGGTCATTATCCGGGTCAACAACAATTACAGGTATAATTACAGATAATAATTATGTTGCAACACCTAAATTAATCATTGATAATGACAACAAAAAAATTACAGGTTTACCAATTCCGACACCAATATATGATGGATATTATCAAAACGGATGTGCTCCTGTAAGCGTAATAATCACTAATTACACATAATGCCAAAGAAAAACATTGAACAGTTACAATTAGCTACAGCAGATCAAATTTCTACAAATGATCTGTTTCTTGGAGCTATCCCTAATATAACTAATTATTCTGTTAATTTTTTTGAATTTGCAAACTATTTAAAAACATCATCACAATTATTACCTTTACAATTAACACCTGCTAATGTTGATTTAAATGGTGTTAACACAGCTGTATATCAAAGAGAATTATCTGATTTACAAACAATTACATTTGATCAATACGGTATAATTAGTAATGCAACTGTAAGTTCACCTGTAGTAGATAAAACAGATATATATTCCGGGTATTTAAACACAACATACACACCTGGGTATTTTGATAGATATACACCTGTCCAAGCAGATAACAACAAATTAGTAGCTGCGTCTATAGTTAACTATATCTCTTCAGATGGTTCAACATCTTCCGGTGACTGGTCTGTATTATTTGATACAGATTATTCAAATTACCGGAAGACAATAATCAAATACACATATCAAAGATGTGATTCATCTAACAGTTTTGAAGTCGCGAGTGATTTCACAATTTACATATATTGGGATGGAGCTAACAAAACAGCTGTTGAAGCTACTGGAATTATCAGATATCCAAGAGACACAAATGGAACGGCAACGGTAATATTTCCATTTCAACAGATGACTGACAATATTGATTACAATCCATTACCGATAACAGTTGTAAGTAATCAAGCTACATACAATCAAATGGTAATAAATGTTGACGGAACCAACAAAAAAATCAAAAAACTACCAATTTCACCATTTAGCCCGATTGAAGTTAATGTAGAAACGCAAGGTATATCTATTACTATAGAATCATTTGCATAAATAATTACATGGCTTTAATCGATTGCTCGGCAGTAACACCCGTAAGTGCATTTTATTCTACAAACCTCAATAGTGCTATTGACGGTTACAATAGACTTGGAGAGAGAATCTCCAGGTCTTTAGGAGCCCCTCTCATTAATGTTGAAATTCACCAAGATCAATTATTTGAAAACATTAGTATCGCGATTGAATTGTTCACGAAATATGCTGGATACACAAACGAATATCTTGTATTCAATTCAGATTTATACGAGCGTGGTAAAGGTATTAGATTGGATGTTTTATTCAGTGCGAATAAGGGAGCAACGTCAGAAACCATAACATCTGATAGTGAAAAACTAAATCCAAATTTTAATTTCCGATATGAAGATGATCAAGGAACGTCATTTGCACCCTTGTATAGTATTGGAAAGATGGTAGTTGGAGAGCCAGCTAACCCGTATATTTTCCAAGTCGGTAATAAGCTTAAGCCAGATCAACTAGCACTCAATCAATCATATGATTATCTATTAGATGATTATAGGAAGGTAATATCTGTAAGGGGATTTGAAATGGGGTCATCAGATGGTGTCAATACCCTTTTCACTATTGAACAAACATTAGCACAGCAAACATATTTCAGTTATTCGATGGGTAATTTTGGATTTGACTTAGTTTCATGGTATGTGCTTAAAAACTGGTTAGATACGAGAGAAAAAATGTTAGCTCTTCGAAGAGCACTAAATTTCAATGATAGAACACAATACATGCAAATGTATCCAGAGCCCAAAGATGAAACATTTTGGGGTATTGTTGAATGTTATGTTGAAAAACCTATTGCATGGGTTGTCAAAGAGCAATGGATTTACCAATATGCTCTTGCGTTATCCAAGATTGCCGTTGGTCGTGTAAGAAGTAAGTATGGTAATGTACAACTATTTGGAGGCGGTGTTCTCAACTATGATCTATTAGAAGAAGGTCGTCAAGAAAAAGAGAAATTAGAAGAACAATTATATACAGGTGCATCTCCAGGCATGGGTGACGCGGAACCTGTGACCTTCCTTGTCGGCTAGGGTCAGCATCATAAATAGAGAAGATACTGATGGCAACTTTTAGACAAGGCGTATACAGACCAAAGATATTTGAAAAATATAAAGGCAAACAATATCCGATTTTTAGATCTGGATGGGAGCTAAAGTTTTTCAAATGGTGTGATAACAATCCGAATGTTCTTGCATGGAACAGTGAATGTGTTGTTGTACCCTATACTAGTCCACTTGACAATAGGGTACACAGATATTTCGTTGACGGGTTAATTACAATTAAAGAATCTGCAGGTATTAAGACATATTTGATTGAAATCAAGCCATCATCTCAAGTTAATCCTCCGCAACCTAAAAAATACAAAAGAAAGACCACTATGCTCTATGAACAGCGGACATACGTAATAAATAGAGCTAAATGGGATGCTGCAGAAAAATGGGCAGCTAAAAAAGGTATAGAGTTCAAAATACTCACTGAAAAAGAATTAGGATGCTGATATGCTATTAAATTACGATAATCTAGTTAAGAAATATAACATGAATGTAACCGGGGTGATTCACATTGGAGGTCACCATGGAAGTGAATACGACATTTATAAAAAATACGAATCAATTCAACACATTTTATTTTTCGAGCCTGATGAAACTAGTTTTCAAATACTAGAAGAAAAGGTAAAAGATGATTCACGTGTTATATGTGTTAATAAAGCACTTGGACCATTTCAAGGTACCACTACATTTTACAAAAGTAAAGATAATCTCGGACAAAGTAATTCATTAATGAAGCCAATTGTTCACGCGAAACAATATCCAGGAATTGTTTTCAATGAAGAGGTTGAAGTTAAATTTTATCCGTTAGATAAGTTTAAACCAGCTCCGATATTCAATTTAATTAATATTGATGTACAGGGTTTTGAATTGAATGTTTTCATTGGAGGAAAGAAAACATTAAAAAACATCAAATACATTATTGCTGAAGTAAACCGAGATGAATTATACGAAAATTGTGCATATATTAACGAATTAGATGCATATCTTGGTACATATGGATTTGTAAGAAAAGAAACTTCATGGGATGGTATTACGTGGGGTGACGCGCTTTATATTAAAGAATAGTCAATTTTCGAAAAAAAAGTTAATCGCTCTATAAATAATAAATAAGATGTCTTATAGATTACTAGTTGAACAACCAGCACCAAAAGATGCCTTCGAATATATTTTCGAAGAAAAGAACACGGAAGCTGGACAGACACTATACATCAAAGGACCATACATGATGGCTGAAGATGTTAACCGTAATAAGCGATATTACCCCAAAGACGAATTGGAGCGTGAGATCGATCGATACAAAAAAGACATGGTTAAGGAGAATCGCAGTATGGGTGAACTAAATCACCCAACCTCAGCTGAGGTTGATTTAGAGCGAGCATGTCATATGGTTACCGATTTATGGTGTGAAGGTAACATGTATTACGGTAAATCGAAGGTTTTATCCACACCATGTGGCCAGATCGTTAGGAGTTTAGTTAACGACGGGGTAAAAGTGGGTATGAGCTCACGTGCTTTAGGTCAATTAACAGAAGAAAAGAACGGTATTAACCGTGTAACTGAGATGAAGTTAGTTGCAGTTGACTGTGTATCTGATCCATCCTGCCCAAAAGCTTTTGTCAACGGTATATTAGAATCAAAACAATTTGTACTATCTTCTGACGGAAAATTTGAAGAAGCATATGATAAATTCGAAAATAGTGTTAAAACCTTACCTAAAAAAGAGTTAAATATATATTTAAAGGAACAAATTTTCGAATTTTTAGATAAAATTAACCAAAAAGCATAAATAGATATAGATCTTATGACACAACAGCGTAAACAAGTTAAAAAATTTATAATGAATATTCTTGAGGGTCAATACAAGAACGCCCATAAATCATTAAAAGCTGTTGTAGAAGCTAAAGTAAAGAAAAAAATTAACAAAGCTTCTAAGAAGGGACTTTTTTAATATGGAAAAAATTACTGATATACTCCAAGAAAAAGCTCAAGAAATCCTTACAGAGGATACATTGCAGCAAATTGAAGAAGCATTTAACAAGAAGGTTCAGCTTCATGTAGAGGCTGCTCTTGTAAAGCAGGATGATGAATACGCTACAAAGCTTGAACATTTGCTAGAAGCAATCGATATTGATCATAGTAAAAAATTAGACAAAGTAGTTGAAGCAATTGACAAAAACCATACTGAAAAGATGGTTAACGTTGTTAAAAAATACAGTAAAGCTCTTACTACAGAAGCTAAAGAATTTAAAGAAGATATTGTTAACAAAGTTAGCAAATTTCTTGATATCTACCTCGAAAAAATCATTCCCCAGGAAAGTATTACCGAGGCCGTAAAAAATAAGAGAGCTGCAAATATGCTCTCTGAGATGAGAAAAGTACTAGCAGTAGACGCATCGTTGCAAAAGGATAGTATTAAAGACGCTATTCTTGATGGGAAGCAACAGATCGAAGAGTCTACTGAGAAGCTCAATACAATTAACGCAAAGTTGGGTGTATTAAGCAAAGAAAATGCCAAGCTCAAATCACATTTAACTCTTGAGAACAAGTGTTCCGCGTTATCTGAAGACAAAGCTGCATTTTGTAAGAGAGTTCTTAAAGGTAAATCTGCTAAATTTATCGTTGAGAATTTTGATTACACGTTGAAGATGTTTGATAAAAATCATGAAGAACATCTTGAAGTTCTGCAAGAACAAGCTAAAAGGCAAAATATCTCCAGAGATGTTGACCGTCCAACCTCAGTAATCACTGAGTCTAAACAACCAACACAGTCTCAGGATCAAGATCCAGCTTTTAATGCTTATTTGAGCGAACTCAATAAGTACTAAAATTACGGCTCACTCCGAATACATATTTAGACTTTCAGCGCTCGACAGAGTGCTTTAAACCCGTATAATAAAAATTATGAATACTATTAGACCGACACAAGCCTATATCGATCAGAATAGGGCTAAATCGTTGTTGGAAAAATGGAATCCTGTTTTGGATTACAAATCTGACAATGTCAAACCACTCGAAGACGATCATATGCGTCTTAATACGGCCATGCTCTTGGAAAACCAAGAACAATGGTGTTTGAACGAAGCAAGTAATATTTCCGGTGGAACTGGATCTGCGCTTGGTAACGGTTCAGTTAATATTGGCCAATATGGCAATCAAATCCCTAACTCCTACAGCCAAGGTGATACTTATGCAACCGGTGATTTCCGCTTGCCTAAGATTCTTATCCCTATGATCCGTAGAACGTTCCCTGAGTTGATTACTAACGAAATCGTTGGTGTTCAGCCTATGAGCGGTCCTGTTGGATTGGCATTTGCACTTCGCTACAAATATGAGCAAGATGCACTTGGTAATGGAGTTGATGGTCAGCCATCTGCAACTGGTGTTACTAATGCTACTACTGGAACTGGTTTCGATCAGGACGGTAAGGAATTAGGCTATCAGATGTTAGATACCCGATTCACTGGTACATCCTCTAATCGATTGTCTGGTTTGGGAGCTAGTAGTGATTTCTCCTATGTACAGCAAGATCAAGGTGTTGCAAGATTGCTTGCTAACTTTGAATTGACTGGTAAGATTCCTCAGGTTGTTGTTAGCTTTGAAAAGACAGCTGTTGAAGCTGGTACTCGTAGGTTAGCAGCTCGCTGGTCCGTGGAACTTGAGCAAGATCTTAAGAACATGAACGGTATCGATATTGATACTGAATTGACCAATGCAATGTCTTATGAGTTGCAAGCTGAAATCGACCGTGAAATGCTTATGCGCATGGTGCAGGTTGCCTTGAATAACGGTTCTGGTAATGGTTATTCTCTCTGGTCTCCTCAGTCCGCTGATGGTCGCTGGTTAGTTGAACGTAATAGAGATTTCTATCAGCGTTGTATCATCGAAGCAAATCGTATTGCTATTCGTAATAGACGTGGTGCTGCTAACTTTATTGTTTGTACTCCTCGTGTTGCATCTATTCTTGAAATGCTCCCTGAATTCCAGTGGGTACCCGTTCAAGGTAATGTGAATACACAACCTGTTGGTGTTGCTAAAGTTGGTAATCTTGGTGGACGTTTCAACGTTTATCGCGATACCCGTACCGAAGCTCAGTACGAACAGAATGCAGGTTATATTTCTCAGCCTGATCAAGGTAGTTATACCCCTGCAGGTGCACGTACAACCCGCGTTGAATATGCATTGCTTGGTTATAAAGGCCCTGAATTCTATGACACTGGTATTATCTATTGTCCTTACATCCCTGTGATGGTTCAGAGAACAATTGGTCCTAATGACTTCTCGCCTCGTGTTGGATTGTTAACCCGTTATGGTGTCGTTGACAACATCTTCGGTGCTAACTTGTACTACCACGTGATTATCGTGAAGAACTTGGGTGAAGCCTTTACTCCAGGATCACAAGCAGTATACTTCTAATCTTGATTAGAACTTAGTTACTTACAGAGCTACACTTTCGGGTGTAGCTCTTTTTTGTGTAATTACAAAATTTAGGTTGGAATCTATAAATAATAATATGGCAACATCGTACAATAATGGAGTATACGACAACAGTAATTTTACCCCTCCCCCTAGTCCTGACAACTATAGCTTGTCAGCTACACAGTTATCAACATATTCTGCAGCGTCACCATTATCTGGTACGACTGTTGATGTGTTTACAGTTGTTTTAGATACAGCTGGTACAACCAATGGAGATAATGTTGTTGGTGTTTTATTTGATACCTTAACAACATTACATGAATTATCAGCTTTAACATTGACATCTCCTGACGGAACTAATTCTACTATCAGATGCAGATTACCAGTTGGAGCAGTTATCTATACTGTAACTAAAGATGGTTATAATGTAAAATATACCATTCCATCCGGAACACCTTCATTATCTGGATTAGGATTAGCAGTCGGTGCTAATTTTAGACGACTTCGATTGTTAGGTTATAAGTAAAATTCTAAATTAAAAATCAAAGCCCGCTTTAAAGCGGGCTTTTTTATTGTCTTGGCATCTTCCCAATCTGGTTGAGAAGTAATTCAAATAAATTAAATAATTATATGAGAATATATGGGATATGTGATTTAGACAGAGATAAAATTGTATATGTTGGTAGAACTATAAATGAGAATGATTTTACACCTCACGGTAAGCATATATCTAAACTAGTTAAACGATATCCAACTAGATATCAATATATTATAGTTGAGGAAAATATAACAAATGAACAAATTTTAAATACTAAAGAAATGTATTATATTGATAAATTTAATACATTTAACGACCTCACGTGTTATAATTTCACAAAAGGAGGTTCTGGCGGGTTTACACTAGCCAAAGCAACTAAAGAGGAACGTCATAAAATAAAACAAAAAGAATTATCCACAAAACGTAATAACCCAGAAATAATGAAAAACGCTAGTAAAAAAGCTCGTGAAACATTTTTACAACGACCTAAATCTGAACAAAATGCTATTATTAAATCTAGATTTAATAAATCGTTAATTGCGAAACAACAAAAAAAGAATCAGTTGACACCTGACGAAAAACGACAACGTACTGAACGCCATAGCAATCAAGTCAAACGAATACACCAACAAAGATCATCTGCTAAACAGTGTGAAATTAATAATAAAATAAAAAATACATTACGTAAAGACTTAATAACATTACAACATTTAGATACAAAAGAAATACTTTCGTTGTATTCCACTGAATGGCAACGAAAGTATAAAGTACATACATGGCATTTAATTAATAAAAAACAAAACCATTGTCATCGATGGGCATTATTGTCTTGACATCTTAACGAACATTTCATCTTTGTTCATTAACGGTAGATTCATTAAATGCTCATGAGAGCACCTATGAGGATTAATGTCCCAACCACCACGTCTTACATATAAACATGTTACAGCTAACTCTTCGGGAGACAAACGATCCCAAAGCCTTTTATATAAACATTCGCAAATCTCTTCGTGAAAGTGATTTTCATCTCTAAATGAAATAATATACTTCAATAAGCTTTCCTTTATCGGTAAATTATTACCTTTAATATAGATGAATACATCACCCCAGTCGGGAGCACTGGTGACCCTGCAATTAGACTTCAATAAACTAGAATGATAGTATTTTCTAGTAGGCTTAATGTGATTTGTAACCTTAATTAACGATGGATCTTCACTATATTGATTACATGATAAATCATCTGGACATGTATTTTCGAGATTAGTAGCAATTAAGTTTGAATACGGATGCCTATAATA